CACGAAAAATATAGAAGAGAAAGAGAAAATGGATGGTTAACAGATGAAGACATGAAAATTCGCGACCGTGATATATTAACCGCTATGAACACTGCTAATAATGCAACTTTAAAAGGTGGAAAAAAAAATAAAAGAAAAAAAAATAATAAAAAAAAAACTAGAAAGGTAAGAAAAAAATATAAAAAATAAATAGTATATTTAAATATATGGAAAACTTAGATTTAAATATACGAAATTACGATTTAGAAGATATAACAAACCTATTTCAAATACCTATCAATTTTGATAGAGAACATTTAAAAAATGCGAAAAAAATTGTACTAAAAACACATCCTGATAAATCTAGACTCGATAAAAAATATTTTTTGTTTTTTACAAAAGCGTATAAGATATTATATTCTATATATGAATTTAAATATAAAAATGAAAAGGATTTTAATAATGAATTAGATACTGAATACGACAAGTTCATTGAGTTATTTGATGAAGATCAGAAAATAAAGAATAATGGATTGAGAGAAAAGGTAGACGAATTTACAAATAGCAACAATTTTAACAAAGAATTTAATAAGTTATTCGAAAATAACCGTTTAAAAAATGAATTTGAGGAAAAAGGATATGGTAATATTTTAAAGCAAGATTCAAAATTAACTCAATTTATACAAGAAAAAGAAAAGTCAGGAATAGATACATCTTCATTACAAGAACAGCAAAATATTCTTAATTCATATAAAGAAGATAATAGAAATATAATTAAACATAGAGGCGTAAAAGAAATGAATGGTTCTATGTACGGAACATCCTTACTTAGTGATGCGCCTGAAGAATATGGTTCTGATATATTTAGTAAATTGGCTTATGATGATATAAAAAAAGTTCATCACGATGAATCTATTATTGTTATAAATGAAAGCGACGCAAGAAAAGAACAATTTACTAATATTGATCAATTACAACAATATAGAAATACTCAAGATACAGTACCTTTATCAAATCAACAAGCTAAAAATTATTTATCTCAAAAACAAGAACAGGAAGAAACCGAAAGTACAAAAAGAGCCTACTTTTTAGCAAAACAAGTAGAAAAAGTTAAAGAAATAGAAAATAATACTAGGCAGTTTTTTTATAAATTAAAGTATTGATTATATATATATAATGAATTTAGACTATATTTATATGTTAATATTTATAATGGTAATAGGATTTTTTTATAGAAGATATATGGATAAATATGATAAAGAAGAACTACAGAATTATGAAAAGATAAAAAAATATTTATTAAATGATTCTTCTATAGCTAAATCAAAAAAACCAATATTATGGATTCATATACCATACGAATTAAATAGTAGATCATGGGAATCTTTTTATTCAAGAACAAGTACTAATTTAAATTTACCTTTTATTAACTTATGTATTCAAAGTATCATAGATAAGTGTGGTAAATCATTTAAAATATGTTTAATTGATGATAAGTCATTTAATAATTTAATACCAGGATGGAATGTAGATTTAAACCGTGTCGGTAGTCCAATAAAAGAAAAAATTAGATATTTAGCATTTCTAAAATTACTACATAATTATGGGGGAGTATTGGTTCCAAAATCATTCTTATGTTTGGAAAATTTAATTGATACTCATAATAATAATTTAATAAATCACGATTCATATATTTTTGAAAATATTAGTAAAATACACACTAACAATAATTTATCATTTTTCCCAGACCCTAAATTTATGGGATGTTCTAAAAATTCTGATACCATTGAAGCTTATATAAGAGATGTTGAAGTATTAATTTCAAATGATCAAACAGACGAATCCTATTTCTTAGGTGAATTAAACAAATATTGCTTTAAATATGTTAATAGTAATGATATGAAATTAATAGATGGAAAAATAATAGGTATAAAAGATAAGGATAATAGCCCTATCTTAATTGATACATTATTTTCAAAGAATTATAACAATTTTTTTAAAAAAATGATCGGTGTATATATTGACGACTCTGAATTACTCAAACGAACACATTATAATTGGTTTTGTAATTTATCTAAAGAAGATGTTATCACATGCGATAATACATTAGGAGATTTATTTCGATTAATTGTTTAAATAATTTTAATTTTCACATTAAAACTAAAATTATTCATTATCATAATAAATATAATAGCAAATATCATAACTAGATTTGTCATATTTTATTTGTGAATTAAAAGGTATGTGATTTTTTTTACATATTTGTCTAATAATTGTTATAAATTTGGAATAATTTATTTTTCTTGTTACATAAAATTGCTTAGATACATGGTATGCGTCTTTTATATGTTCACAAAATGGTTCAATTAATTCCTTAAATTGCCCCTTTTTAAAAGACGAACTATTCAATGCATAGTATTTGTCGGTTTTAAATATATACATTTGTTCTAAAAGATCAAATACTAAATTATTTGATATATCTCCCTTAAAAATTTGATTTGACATAAGTATATATATAGGATATTTTTTTTTATAGCTTAAACGAATAATTTGACAATATTATTTGTTAACAAGCATAATTCAATTTCATCCTCATGAATATTATGGAATATTGTAATATATTTACATAATAGTTTTATTAATTCATATTTATGATTTTCTAACAAATTATTATTTTGTTTTATAAAAACAAATAGGTTATCCAATATATCTATTACAGAAAATCCTGAATCATAAATATTCATTATAATTTTTAAAGCGTTACCTAAATTATTATTTTTACAAAAATTTATGTATAATGTAAAATCATGAAAATTAATATTTGTACATAGTTTTTCAACCTTTTCTTTTGTTATTTCTTCATCTATTAATTTAAATTTTTCCATATAATTAATTAATATTCTAATTGAATTATTAGATATAGTTAAAAGAGTTTCTTCGGCATCTTTATTTATTTTTATGTTTTCATTTATTTTTATTTTTGTTATTATTGTCTGTAAATTATCTTTTGAAAAAGGTAGTATTTTTATAGTAATAATTCTTGACTGAATGCTTTCTATTACCTTTTGTGTATTGCCGCATGAACATAAAAAATGTACATTATGCATATATTTATCCATACAATTTCTAAATACTTGCTGGCTTTGTTCATTAATTAAGTCAATATCATCTAATATTATAATTTTTTTTTTCTTTTTAATACTGCATGGTATTTGGCAAAAAGTTTTCACTTCATTTCTATAATATTGTATACCTTGTTCCTTCAATGTATTAATTGTCATTATATTGTTATTTTTATTATTTTCATCGATATCTTTATAATATTCGTTAATTAAAACATTTATTAATGTAGATTTTCCAGATCCTGAATTGCCAATTAACATTAATGATAAATTATCCATCGTAATTAAATTTTTAAATAAATCTTTCATCTGATTATTTAATTCAAAGTCGTCTATTTTTTTTGGTTGATATTTTATATTAAAAAGTTTTTTCATATTTATTTATATTTAATTTAAATAAGTATTTAAGCTGATAATACATATATTTAATTATATGAACGAATCGCACAAAGATAATTATTATGCTATTTTAGGTGTTGATGAAACCGCATCACAGGATGAAATTAAAAAAAATTTTCGCAAATTATCTATGAAATGGCATCCTGACAAAAATCCTGGTAATCATGATGCTGAAGAAAAATTTAAAACAATTAGTCAAGCATATGATATACTAAGTGATAAAGATAAAAAGAAAGAATACGATTTTTCTAGAAAATTAGGATTAAATGGTTCTGGTTCTGTAAATCCAGATGATATATTAAATATGTTTTTTGGAGGTGGTTCTGGAGGAATGCCTGGTGGATTAGGTTCAATGATGGGAGGTTTTCCGTTTGATATGAGTGATGAAACATCATCGAATCAACAATTTAATACCCCATTTGGTAATGTTAGAATATTTTCAACTACAAATGGTGTTCCAAATCAAATGAATAATCATCCATTTGGACAATTCGGGCCGATGAGACAACGGAAAAAACCTAATCCTATAATTAAAAATGTAACTATAAGTATAAATGATGCGTTTGAAGGAATCAATTTACCTGTAGAAATAGAAAGAACTATAGAAGAACAAAAAAAAATAAAACAAGAAAAAGAAACGATTTATGTAGATATACCACAAGGTGTTGATAATAATGAAATTATTGTAGTAAAAGATAAAGGTAATATTACATTTGATGACTATAAAGGTGATGTAAAAATATTTATTAATATTACAAATGATACTGAACTTCAAAGACAAGGATTGAATTTAATATTAAATAAAACAATTACATTAAAAGAAGCTTTATGTGGATTCTCTTTTGACTTAAAATATATTACAGGAAAGATATACAAGATTAATAACGCGACTGATGTAATTCAACCTAATTACAAAAAAATTATTAAAAATATGGGCATGAAACGAGGAAATACTCAAGGTGATCTAATTATAATTTTTAATGTAGAATTTCCAAAACAACTTAGTAAAGAAAAAATTGCTAAAATTAAAAATATTTTATAACTATAAATGTGTTTAATATATGAAGATAAATCAAAACAACAATATATATATATTCATATTCCAAAAAACTCTGGAAAATATATTAGAAATAAAATAAAATCAAATAATAAAATTATTAAAAGTTATTGGGGAATTCAAAATAATTTAGATGTGGCTCATATACCATTTATGTTCATAAATAATTATATCAATAAAAATATTGATAATTACAAATGTGTTAGTTATAGTAGAAATCCTTATAATAGAATTATAAGTGCGTTCTTTTATTTAAATCCTGGAAAATCGATTAATGACTTCAAATATTTTTGTAAAAATAAACTTATAAAATTAAATTTTCATTTAAAATTTGATAAATATTATATTCATTATTATCCTCAGTATTTATTTGTATGTGATAAAAATTTTAAAATTAATGAAGTTACTATTTTAAAATTAGAAGAACACGAAAAACCGAAAGTGTATGATACAAGCAAGTATTTTGACAAAGAAATTATAAAAAATATAAATGATATTTATAGCAAAGATTTTGAACTATTTAATTATAAACAAATAATTTAATGTTAATTATTATATTAATATTAAATTGAAATAAATATAAATCTTTTTATAAATATAAAAAACTATGTCGTCTTCAACAGAAAGTCTATTCATTAACGCTTTTAAAGCCACGAATGGTTGGTCAAAATTAAACGACGCATCAGATATGAATAATCAAATTCAATATAGATGTATTCGTCTTGGTAATCAATCTAATTGTAATGGTGAAATAATTAAAAATATTTTCATAAAAAAACAAATTGAATATATTTTAACTAAACATGAAATTACTGATTATGTAATTAATGAAATTGATAATGATTATGAGTATTCTTTTCAATTAAAATTAACCGAATCTGTTTATCAAGTATTAAAGAAAAAAATGATTACAGATGATCTTAATTCTTATATTAGCAATGTTTAAATAAAAAAAAAATATTCTTCTTGATTTTTATTTTTTATCTTATCAATATGATTAATTACTAAAGGACATTTTGAATAGATATAAGTATATGATCCACTATCAAGGGTATAATTTTGATTTGTTAACTTTGATGAACATTCAATATTAACAGTTTCATCCGCACAATTTTCATAAATGGCGTTATCACCAAATAACCACCAATCATTATAAGTGTTTTTTTTTAATTTTGATGGACTAATGCCTATTTTATCTGCTTGTAATTTCGTTAATTTTGTATCAACTTGTTTTATATAATTAACAAAACTTTCCACCTTTTCTTTTTCATTCATTATTCCATAACTTATTTGATGTTGCATTAAAGTAGCATAATCTGTAATATATCTTTTATTACATGATTGCAATATAACGAATCCCATACTAATTGCCTTTGAAGCTATACAATCTAAATTGTATTTTAATATTTCTTCTACAATTTTATTTCCAGCATCAACTGATCCTCCATTTGTATCTAAATAAACATAAACTTCTTCTTTTTTGTCCTTTTTATTTAATTCATGTATAAATTTGGAGGCTAGGTTATCGTTGATCTCTCCTTTTATTATTAATAAATTATTAGGATTTAGCGATATAGTCTGTTTATGTGCTGTTATATTTGAAGAAAAGGACAAATATAAATTTGTTAACAATATAAATGCTAATAATAGATTCATATTTATAATCCTTAATTATATATTTTTTTAAGTAATTAAACACAAATAAATATATTTATTTATTTCAATGATAATTTTATTACGCGGACATGTTAGGACTAGTTTTAATGATAATCGATTATATTCATTTGTGAAACATTTATGTAGAAAATATAAAGGTATTGAAATTTATATACATACATGGAATATACTTCAAAATAATATAAGTTGGAGAAAAATAGCATCCAAAGAAATTACAATTACCAAAAATATAATTCATAAATATTTTAGAGACTGTAGTAAATATATTAAAAATATAATTATTGATGACGATAAATTAATAACATTAAATGGTAATTTAGACGGAAAAATAGCAGGTAGCTTATGTCCGTTAATTGGATGGAAAAATTATTGGTACGGACAATATCAAATCATCAACCATATTAATAATTTAAATACTTACAGTAAAAACAATTTAATGGTTAATATACGATTTGATGTATTTACTAATCCACATGGATTTTCAGAAAGAGATATATTAACATTTATCAATAAACATTACAATACTGTTTCTAGTGAAATTAAATTTATATACAATGATTTTTTTTTAGGTTGCGATAATTGTTTTATTGGTAATATTGAAACTATGTATAAATTAATACATCATTTTCATTTTAATCTAGATGATATTCTTTCTAAATTTAAAATAATTAAACATCAAGAGGGATTAGTTATGATTGAAAATTATATATTATTTAATAGTTCTAATAAAATTAATATTAATGATGTTGTTAATTATGGAAATAAACATCATAAGTTAAAAACTTTTCAATTTATTAATAACAAAATGCAAAAAATAATATAAAAAGAAAATACAATTAGTATTTGTATATAATAATATACATTTTGCCTTTATAGCTCAGTGGTAGAGCGTTTGCCTTGTAAGCAAAAGGTCCAGAGTTCAATCCTCTGTGAAGGCTACATCAATATAATATAAAAAAATATTTTATATTATATATATATATTTACATCAAATATAAATTATCAGTATTTTTATTATTAATAATACTTTCTACTTGTTTCAACCAATCTGATAAAATATCTTTATCTTTAAAAATATTATTATTACCATCTAAAATCAATGTATTTATATTTTCTTCATTTATTTTTTTAATCATATTATCATGATATTGGCTGCATTTTGTCAGGTATTCTAATGGAATATTGCTTTCTCCATTTCTATCTCTTAATTTTACTCTCTCAAAACAAATATCTGGATTTGATGAAATATATATAACCTTGTCTATCTGCGTATCTTTATTAAAAGAATCAAACCATTTTTTATAAATATCGAATTCTATTTTTTCTATTTTTTTTTCGTCATACAGCATTTGAGCGAATACATGCTTATCTGTCATTAAGCTTCTTTCTGTAACAATTACTGCATTTTCTTGTAATTTTAACATGTCAATAGTATCTTTTAATTTATTTAATCTAGAAATATAAGCCATCATTTGAAATGTAAAAGAATATTTCTCTTGATTGTTGTAAAATTTTGATAATATATGCTCCCCATTTTCATCTTTGATTGTTAACCATTCATCAACTGGTTCACTTAAAAAGAATATTTTTTTTTCATCTAATTGTGAAGAACTATTCCAATGTTCCTCTAGTTTTTTTATAAAGGTTGATTTACCCGAACCTATATTTCCCTCAATTGATACAATCAATGGTTTACTCATTTTATTATATATTAATATTAATTCTAAATTTATTATTACTTCAATTTATTTATTAATAATAATATTTTAATTATAATATTAATTATAATATTAATTATAATATTAATTATAATATTAATTATAAAGCATAACATAATGTAAAATCCTTTGCACGTCTATTGTATTCTTCTCTGTTATTTTTATATAAGTTCGCAATTTCAGTTACCAATGGATCATTTGGATTTGGATCAGTTAACAATGAACATATGCTTAATAATAGCTTACTAACTGTAAGAGCTGGACTCCAATTCTCTTTTAATATATCTAAGCATATTCCTCCCTGTTCATTTATATTTGGATGAAAAATTTTTGTTATAAATTGACATTTAGGTGGTTTAAAAGGATAATCAGCAGAAAAATGAATATTTATCGAAAATACCCCTTCACTATAAGGACTATCCTCTGGACCAATTATTGTCGCTTGCCAATGAAATAAATTATCATCTACTGGTCCAGCACTACAATTGGCAGGCGGATCTCTTTGTAATTCTTCTAATTCTTTTTGTATTCTTTTAATAGTTGACATAATATATATTATCATGTCAATTATTCTTTAATTTATAATATTTAAGATATTCTCTTAGTAGGACATTGTACATCAACTATATAAATTGAATTTTCTGTTATTACTAGGTATTCTGTTTCTACCTTATAAATTTTAATAACTGGACTTGTATACTCCTCCTCACTTTTTACTAATAACTTTTCGCCATCTTCTTTAACACCAATGATTATTTTTTTCTCTTGACTTAATGTCCAATAATCTAACATAATAGGCTTATCATCAACTATACCTATTTTACAAGCATGTTGAAGTGTAGTATTGCTAGGTAAACGATAATTATTTTCTGCAGAACCTTGTTGCTCACTCATTTTATAGTAGAATACTTAAACATCTTTAAATAGTTATAAAATTAATATTATTATATTTATTTAAAATATAATGGATATTAAATCTATTTTAAATATTGAAAATTATAAAAAAACTATCGAAGATCCTATTAATGAAATATTTAATCAATATTTAAAAGTAATTCATAAATATAATGAAACAATTACAACATCAATTCATATAAACAAACACGATTATTTTAAATATATATATTTAAAAGGTGTTGAGACATTAACTTATATATTTAACATGTTAATTATGTATACAAAAAATTTATCTTTAACATATTATCATTGTGAAAAATCATTATTTTACTATATCGAATTTATAGGTCAAATTGGTGATGATAATCATTCATTTCTTCAATTAAGTTCCAAAGATGCTATTTTATTTATATATAAAAAAACTATTTTTGATATTAGCGATTTATATAAAAAAAATATGACTAATACAGTTAAAGATTCTCAAATTATTGATAACATACTTATGTTTACAGACACATATAAACATTGTATCAATATTTATATAAATACCAATAATATAAACAAATCTACTGAAATAGAGTTAAGAAATAATTTATACAAACTCATTTTTGCTTCTATTAATAAATTATTTAATAATCTTAACGATACTTTAAAATCTAAAAATAAAACTACACATTTAGAATATTTTAAAGATATATTATCTATAATTTTATCCAAAAAATATAATTTTAGCAATGAAAATTTTAATTATTTATTAACACTCATTGTTAAAAATATTGATACAAAAAAAATACTATTAAACATATTAAAAAATATTACCTCTACAGATTTTGACGAAAATTATGAAAATACAATTTATATCAAAACTAAATTGATAGAATAATTTTTTTTTTTATTTTTTTTTGAGTTTTCTTTTTTTTCTTAGAATTATTTTCATCATTATTTACTTGAACAATATTTTTATATTCAGTTTCCAATATATTTTTCAAAAATTCATAAATTTCCATCAATTCATCTTCAATACATTTACCTACAATTAATATACTTCCTGTTCTAAAAATCATAAAGGATATATGTTTCTCATCATCTCTTGATTTTATTCCTGTCTGCATATTTTTAGATAAATTCACATTATAGTAAAATTTACTCATAATTCCTGGATATGAACACGGATCATATAATGTATGTAATCTATATTTTTGTTGTAATATATCATATAACTTATCACGATTAATATAATATCCACAGTTAAAATTTGAATTTATTAATACAGTGTCGGTCTTATCACTATCGTACTTCAAATCATCATATTCGCCATTATTTTTTAAAATATTTACTATAAAATCTAATAATTTATACAAAACATCATCTGATTGAATTCCCGGTATCTCAATTTTTCCAGTATTGAAAATTTTTGTGTGGCACTCTTTAAAACAACCATCCATATTCAAACGAATAATTAATACAAAACAATTGTAAAAGGCACTTTTTGGTTTACATCTATGACTTGTAATATCCTTTTTACTTAGCCCAATTGTAATTTTTCTAACATCTTTAAATTTAACCTTATTATTTTCAGGATTATCAATAGATGAAATAATTTGATTATTATAAATATTTTCATCCTTTAATTTGTCTTCAATAATAGTAACTTCTTCTTTCGATTTACTATTTATTTTTATTTGCTTTTTAACAACTCCTTCTATTGGACTATTATAATTAATAACTGGTATTTTCCAAAAATCTTTATATAAATCTATATTTTTATTTAAATATGATATCTTCGTCTTTGTAGATATATATATATCTGAACATTTAGGAATATTTCTATTTATATCCTCCATATTATTATTTAAATTTATATCATCAACATCATCATTTATTAAAAACTGTTCCCAATCTTCATCGCATGAATTCATTTCTTAAGTTATTTATCTATTAAATCTTTAAACTAGTTTATTAAATCAATTTTTTGTTAAAAACGAATATATATTATATTACATTAATATATATTCAAAATGTCCAGAGCTGTTGAAACAGTAATGACCGACAATAAATCTAATATGGATTTAATAGAAATTAATAAATCTATACCCTTTAATAAAACTACTTCTTTTGAAAAAATATATAATGAGTATCTTGATACATGTAGAGATAAAACTGTTGAGTTTTCTAATTCAACATTTAATCCTGATGACCAAAAATCCCCCAATGTTTTTGTTAATAAATTAGAAAACAGAATTAAACTTTATTATAATTCATTTACATAAGACATTAATTTTAAAACAATATAATTACAATAAGATTGTGAATTAATTTCTAAATTATGATACGCATTTTCTACAAACACCAGAAATTTTTCTGATATTAATTTTTTTTTTATTATTAAATAATTAATATATTCTTTTAACAACATTTTTTGTTCATAATGATATTCCAATGATATTTGTTGTAAATATTTATTACACTCTATTAAATCATTTTCCTTTAGTACTTTCGTAAAATTATTCCAAAAAATATCATCAATCAATTTAAAATTATCAATGTTGTTTTGATTACATTGAAGATAATTTATAATACTTCTTAAATCATTGTTAAAAGTTTGTATTATTTTCTTTACTACATCACTAGATATATTCATATTTTCATTTATTATAATCTTGTTTATAAAGTTATTAACACCATCATTTGGTAATTTATTAAATCTACATCTCATGAATTCGTTCTGCAAAGATTCGTCTATTCTACTAATATAATTACATATTAAACAAAATCTTACATTTTCTGGATATTTTTGTAACAAATATTTTAATGCTTGTTGAGCATTTTTAGTCATATAATCTACCTCATCTAATATAACAAATTTTAAACCTTTATTGAATAAACATTTACTATTTACAAATTGACTTATTTGATTTCTAATTATGTCTATTCCTCTCTCATCAGATGCGTTTAAATGAATCATTAAATCTTTATTTTTTTGGTTATATTTTTCTTGGTATTTATTTATTAGATTTATAATAGTCGTTGTTTTACCTGTACCTGGAGGTCCATAAAATAAAATATTTGGAAAATGATCCATTTTAACTATATTATTTAAAAGTATTTTATTATATTTATCTAATACAATATTTTCAAAATTGTCTGGCCTATATTTTTCAATCCATGGAATATTGTTCATACTTAATAATATATATTCTTATTGATGTTTTTTTATATCGTTAAAAAAAAACAACTTTTATATATATTTAACTAATTACGCAACATCTTTTTTCTTCAATAATCATATGTTGTGATAACGCATTTATTAATGGTTTGTAATTATCACTATTTTTACAAATAGAACAATATTTTATGTCATCTATTGTAATAGTATGACTATTACATATAAATCTATTACATAATACACATATTCCTGATGCATTTAGTGAATCATTTTTACATACAACACAACTACATTTATCATTAGATGGTTCTTTTATTGGTATAATAATACCACTTCTTCTTGCCATATTTACATCGTTTATTTTATTCATTATACTATTTTTACATTTATCATTTTATTGTATCATGAATCAATTTATTTTTTTATAATATAATAAAACTACTTAAACTATTAAGTAATTAAATTACTATAAATGTCTGAAAATAAAGTTCTAAAAAAAAGAGGTCGAAAATCAAATGCTGAAAAAAAATTATTATTAGAAGCAAATGCTGAAACTAATTCTACTGTTAGTGTCCCAAAAAAAAGAGGTCGGAAACCTAAGGGTGGTAAAATTATTGAAAATAATAATAAACCTGAAAACAATGATAATATAGTACCTAATATTATTTTACATCTTAAATGTAATAATAACGATATTGAAACATATGATAATAATGATAATATAGAATCATTTAATATTAATAACAGTAAGAATAATGAATTATCTTATTTATTATTAAATAAAAATAATGACAATAAAATCAGTAATCATGCTGATAATACTATTGATAATACTATTGAAAATACTATTGAAAATACTATTGAAAATACTATTGAAAATACTATTGAAAATACTACTACTTTAAATAATGATCATAATTGTGAAAAAAACATATCTCATAATGATAAGGAAATATATGAAAAATTAAAAGAGCTTCAAATTAATTTACATACTAATAATATATCTGATAAAAAATCTGCTTGCTTTTGGTGTACATATGATTTTGATAATCCACCTATTTATATTCCTAAGTTTTTAATAAGAAATACATATCATTGTTACGGATGTTTTTGTAGCCCAGAATGTTCTGTTGCATATTTATTTAACGAAAATATTGATTCGGCTGTTAAATTTGAACGATATCATTTAAGTAATTTAATTTATTCCAAAATATATAATTATGAAAAAAATATTAAACCAGCACCTAATCCGTATTATATACTAGATAAATTTTATGGAAACTTATCTATTACTGAATATAGACAGTTATTAACATATGATAGATTATTATTTATTATTGATAAACCATTAACTAGAATTTTACCCGAATTACATAAAGATAATGACGACTTCCTATTAAGTAAAAATATAAGCTATAATAACTTAAAAATTAAAAAAAATAAATCTAATGTTAATGTAAGTAAAAATGATATTATGAACGAAAATTTTGGATTTTAATTTTTACTTTCGTAATTTTTAATTTGTGTATCCATTGCTGTTCTAATCATTTTATATCTTTGTTGATTTGATGTGTTACATATATTTTCTGTTTTATTTATTCCCATAAAGTCCTTTATTACATTCTCGTAATTAAAATTAAATTCTATTGATTTTGATTTTGATTTTTCATAATCATAGTCTGTTTGCCGAATAATTATTTGAATACATTCTTCTTGTTCGCTGGTTAAATTAGATTTTTTTAAATCCATTTATAAAATACTATTATATAACTTTAAATATTAATAAAACAAATTTAAATAGATACTTTCAAATAAAACTATATGAGCTTCGTTGATGAATTATCATCCTGTGTTATTAAAGAAATTGCACCAATTATGAATGATAAAATTAAATGTTTGATTAATGAAAATATTAATTATAAAATTAAATATGAAAATTTATTAAAAGAGTATCAATCTGTATTAAATATTCCTATTGTTCAAAATACAATTGAAAAATTAAATATTGAATTATACAATCTAAAGAAAAAAAATGAAAATATTAAATTAGTAATAAATGAAAAAGAAAAAAAAAATATTGATATTGTTGATAATAATAATCCTATTGATATTGTTGATAATAATAATCCTATTAATATTATTAAAAATATATGTAAATTAAATTTTGAAGATGCTACAAATTTATATAACAAATACAATAAAGATGTTATTACAGCAATTTCACAATATCAATCATCCTGTCTAAACAACCCAAAAACTAATATTCTCCCCGTTGAATCTTCTTATTCTACATCTAAATATGTAGTTGTCGAAGAAGAAGACAGTGAAGATTGTGATAACGAGTTATGTAAAAATGAAAATTGTTCATCTGTACAAAATGACGAATATGATGAAAAATGTGATATTTGTCCGGGATATTACAAAGACGATGGGTTAAATGATATATTATTTATTGAAGAAAATCCAAATAATAAAAAAGGTACTTGTGATCTATGTAAAAAAACAGATAATATTGTTCAGATGAAAGGAACAGGGCAGTATATATGCCAAAATGCTTGTGACGAAAGTGATGATGAAGAAGATGACGAAGAAGATAATGAACAAAACTCTGTAACAGAAAAAGGTGTACAATATGTAGTAGGTGCTTTATTAGCATCACAAAATATAGATGTTATTGATGATGGTAACAGTGAGGAGGAAGAAGAAGAGGAGGATGAAGAGGAGGAAGAAGAAGAAGAGGATGAAGATAAGGAAGAAGAAGAGGAGGATGAAGAGGAGGAAGAAGAAGAAGAGGATGAAGAGGAGGAAGAAGAAGAGGATGAAGAGGAGGAAGAAGAAGAAGAGGATGAAGAGGAGGAAGAAGAAGAGGATGAAGAGGAGGAAGAAGAAGAA